CTGTCAGGCGCTTTTGATAACCGCAGGAGTCCATGCCGGTCGGAAACTGATACTCAGACCGTGGCAAAAGGACATCATAAATCGGATATATTCCGTCAACGGTAATGGGAAGCGCACGGTTCGGACGGCATTGATCACCCTTCCAAGAAAAAATGGAAAGACAACTCTTGCTGCTGCGCTGGCCTTATGTCACCTTTTGGGGCCGGAATCAGAGCAGCGCGGCCAGGTGCTGAGCGCGGCGTCGGATCGTGAGCAAGCCGCCATCATTTTCCGGGAGATGGAGGCGATGATTCTCCACATTCCAGAATTTTCCGCCAGGTGTCACATTGAAACTTTCCACCGAAGGATAACTGATACCGTCAGTGGGAGCGTATATGAAGCTTGCACCGCCGATTCAAGAAAAGCTCATGGTAGGAGTCCTTCATTCTCAGTGTATGACGAGCTTGCACAGGCTAAAGACCGTGAACTTTATGATAATCTAACGACAGGGACCGGGGCACGGAAAGAGCCGTTGATGGTCGTCATATCGACACAATCAGCAGATCCGAATCACATAATGAGTGAGCTTGTGGACTATGCGCTAAAAATTCAGGACGGCACCCTTCCACCTGACCCGTCTTTTTACGGCTGTGTCTATGCTGCACCGGATGACTGTGACTCGTGGGATGAATCAACCTGGCATGCTTGTAACCCCGCCCTGGGTGATTTCAGGTCCCTTGAAGAAATGCAAATCTTCGCAGAGCAGGCAAAGAGGATCCCGGCGAAAGAAAGCGTGTTCAAAAATTTATACTTGAACATGAGAGTCGATGCAGAGGCCAAGTGGATATCATCAACCGACTTTGAGGCGTGTGTGGGAGAGATACCAGATCTTTCCGGGCGTGAATGCTACGGAGGTTTGGATCTGTCCAGCACGCAGGATCTTTCCGCATTGTCCCTTTGCTTTGTCCCTACAACACCACAGGAACCCTTCTACACGTTGCATTGGGCATGGTGCCCTTCTGAGGCTATCAAGACACGTTCTAAAGTAGATCGCGTGCCTTATGGGCTGTGGAATAGGCAGGGGCATATCGAGGCCACACCGGGCACCGTCGTGGATTATTCGTATATCCTGCGACGTTTAGAGGCCATTTCAAAGGCATATTCACTAAGGGCTGTACTCTTCGATAGATGGGGCAGCACCAGGATCGTCAAAGACCTGGAAGACATGGGTTTGACAGTCCTGGAATTTGGCCAGGGCTTCGCTTCGCTCTCACCACCATCAAAGGAAATGGAAAAGCTGGTGCTCTCAAGGAAGATTATGTTCCCGGACAACCCTGCACTTAAATGGTGCTTTAGCAACGTGATCTGCGAAATCGACGCAGCGGGAAATGTCAAACCATCAAAGAAAAAGTCAAAAGAGAAAATAGATCTGGTTGTTTCCACTGTGATGGCACTCGATGGGGCTTTGAGAAACACAAAAAAGGAGGTGACGCCAAGCATTTCTTGGCTGTGAAGCAGCTCTCATCATAAAAATCAGGCAGGGAAGGGTTCGCTACCCTGACCCAAAACAAGAAAAGGCAGTTGAGGTGCCTCAACCATCTCGCTGCCTTTTTTTGTTGCCTGAAAATCAAACGAATCAAAAGGAGGTAACGTGGAAAAGAGAAATTTTGAAATTGATGTCAGAAGCATTAGTGCAGAAACAAAAACTATTCCTGCCAGTTTATCTTCAGAGCACCCCGTGAGGCGTTATGACGGCGAAGAAGTGCTCTCCCACAAACCCGGTGCCGTAGACCTCAGCCGGGCACCCCTTCCCTTGCTATGCAGCCACAACAGCGCAGCGCTGCCTGTGGGAGTCGTTGAAGGGCTATCCGTGGCTGAAGGAAAACTAAGGGGCACCATCAGACTATCTTCAAACCAGGATAATCTCTGGCGTGATATTTGTGATGGTATTCTTAGGAATTTGTCGATCGGATATGAAATCACAGAGAAACAGAAGACGAAGCGTGGCTATATCGCGACAAAGTGGATGCCGTACGAGTGCAGTCTTGTTGCAGCACCAGCAGACAACACAATCGGCATAGGCCGATCACTAACCAAAAAAGGAGGAAAAAGTAATATGGATAAGAACGACGTTTTAAAAGCAAAAAAAGTTTCAGTTGAGGAGTTGGCAGAACTGGCAAAGTCGGGCGAGAACCCGGAACGCATGGAAGAGTTGAAAGGTGAGATCCGTGCGATGGATTCCAGAATTGAGGCATTCGACCTGATCGATGCTTCAAAGAAAGATAAAGCGGGATTCGTCCCCGAGGTCAAGAAGGTTGATCGAACTATCTTCGAGGTGACGGGTGGGCCGGCGACAAATCGCACCTGGGCGGGCATGTTCAACCAGGGCCGACCACTGGAAATCAATGAAGAGGAAATCCGGGCTTTCAGAGCTTCAATGCTTGAAGGTATTGGTTCTTCCGGTGGTTTCAGTGTGCCTGAACCACTCTCAGCTCAATGGCTTGACGATAGCATCGAGAGCGAAATAATCAGAAGCCGTGCAACGGTTTGGCCGATGGAATCAGCCAGCCGAAAAATTCCAGGATGGGATGCGACCAATCAAACTGGCGGATCTCTGTTCGGTGGTTTTGCCATGGAGTTTTTGGCAGAAGAAGGCGAAGGCACAAAACAGACCGGAAAATTGCGCGCGATCTTGTTGTCTGCGAAAAAGGGAGCCATCTTCGTTGATATTTCCAATGAACTCCGGGAAGACGGCCAGGGGTTTGAGGCGCAGCTTGACCGCGCCATGAGAACCTCCATCGGATATGGGCTGGATAAATATTTCATAAATGGCGTTGGCGGTGGGCAACCTTTAGGATTGAGGAACGATCCAGCGAAGATTAGCATTCCAAAGTCCGCGGGGCAGATGAAAGATACGATCGTTTTTGAGAATTTGACGGCTATGTTTGCCCGCATGTACCCCGCAGGGAGAGAGCGCGGAATCTGGCTGGCGAACAACAATACGATTCCTCAGTTGTTAACCCTTTCAATCGCAGTCGGCCTCGCCGGAAGCGTTGTACCCGTAATGACGAAGGGTGCAAATGGCTTCGAGATCCTCACCCGTCCTGTTGTTTTCAGCTCTCACATGCCGACCCTGGGAGATGCTGACGATATCATGTTCGTCGATCTGAGCCAGTATTGCATCGGAATCAGGAGAGACTTGAAGCTGGAGAAAAGTAATATCCCTGGCTGGACAAAGGATTTGATGAGCTACAGACTGTTGTTAAGATTTGACGCGCAAGGCAGCTGGAATGCGCCGATCACACCGGAAAATGGTGCAACGTTGTCCTGGAATGTTGGGTTGGCTGAGCGTGCGTAACAACTAACCTGGGCGGCGCCGGTTTGGGCCGCCTTATTTAAAAGGAGAACTTATGAACTTCTCATTCTTCAAGAAACGAAACTGGGCGAACCTGGATGCATTCGAGGGCAGAGAGACTTCATCCGGTATCAATATCACCGAAGCTGTCGTGATGGGGATCCCCGCAGTCTATGCCTGTATCAGGGTTTTAGCCGAGTCAATAGCTGCCTTACCTTTAATCACTTATGTCAGGATGGATAACGGAGACAAAGAACGGGCAAGGGAATTTTCGCTGTATTCCCTTCTCCATGACGAACCAAATCCACTGATGACCTCATTTGAGCTTCGAGAGTTGCTTGTGGGGCACTTGTGCTTACGTGGCAACGCCTATTGCTTTATTGAACGTGACGGGGGCGAAGTTGTGGCGTTATGGCCATTGCACCCTGACAAGGTTATTGTTGAACTCAGGGGGCGCGAGCTATTTTATAAGCACCAGAACGACGGCACCGAGAAGTTGTACCCCATGGGTGACATTCTGCATATCCGGGGCTTGTCTTCTGACGGGATCATTGGATATTCGCCGCTTACATTGCTCCGGGACACATTCGGGGCTTCAAAGGCCGTCCAGGAGTACAGCGCGAGCTATTTTAAGAACGATGCGTCACCTGGCGGCATCCTCTCCACTCCAAACTCTTTGGGCGTACAAGCGCACGACAATCTAAAAAAGGCATGGTCTGAAGGCCACCAGGGAAAAGGGAAGCACTTCAGGACAGCCATAATGGATAACGATTTAAAGTGGCAATCGATTGGAGTGTCACCGCAGGACTCACAAATGATTGAGTCTCAGAAGTTCTCAGTGGTGGAAGTGGCCAGGTGCTTCAGGGTGCCGCTTAATCTCGTCATGGACTATGAGCGGTCCACCTATTCCAATGTCACAGAGCAGAACAGATCCTTTCTCACTCATACCCTGCAACCATGGCTGACCAGGATCGAGCAGGCCATATCAAAAAGCCTTCTCACTGAAACTGAGAAAGAGAGATATTTCGTTGAGCATCTTACGCAGGGATTTCTAAGGGCCGACACCAAGACACGCTTTGAGAGCTACCAGATTGCGATTGCCGCAGGTTTTCTCACCATTGATGAAGTGAGGCAGTTAGAAAATATGAACGCATTGCAAGAACCTGAAAGAAGAGTCTTGTCTTTTTAGGGAGGTGCCGATGGAACAGCTCTGCACTCAATGTAAGACCCGTGAGGAGTGTGTCAAACCGTGTAAAGCAGTTGACACCATCCTGTGGAAGGACAACCGGATTATGGAAAGGCATCATACAGCCAGTATTGTCTGCTATCCGGTCAACAGGGAGATTCATTTTTCAGAACTCAAAGAAGAGGTGGTGGACCAGTTCTCTGAAGAGGATGTGGTTCCGTGGAGCAGCGAGGATTTAACGTTGCGCAAGACCATCGTGTTTGTCGAGAGGTTCTTCAACAAAGTCCCCTGCAAGGAGCTGGCTGAAAGGTTCGGAGTGAAAGAAAATACTATCGTGGTCATGTACGCGCAGGCCGTGGAGCAGCTCGAAAAGATCATCGATGCCATGGACGCCCGGAGAGAAGGCCTAAAAGCTTGCAAAAAAAGCAAGTTTACTAAAGATCAGAAATTCTTCCTCTTGATAGAGATATTCGGATTTAACGGTTACGAAGTCGGAAAAATGTTTGGGCTTGACCATAGATATGTGAGTGCGAAGGTTAAACGGATGACGGACAAGTATAGAGAGAGATTCGAGGGGGAGAAGGCAATTTGAAAGGTTTATGGTGGGTATACTGGTGGGAACCAAAAAAGTAAGGGACTTACGATATTCTGTAAGTCCCTGTTTTTATTTGGTAGCGGGGGCTAGATTTGAACTAGCGACCTTCGGGTTATGAGCCCGACGAGCTACCGGACTGCTCCACCCCGCGATCTCTATTTCATTTCTAATCCATTAATGAAAATTTGTCAAGCTTTTCCAAGCCTTTCTTGACATCCCCCTCTCTGTCCCGTAGAATAGTCTAAAAATGAAAAAAACCACCTATTTTTACATCCTCAAAGAAACCCTTCCCATCTTTTTCATTGGCCTGCTGACTTTTACGGTTATCCTCCTGATGGATAAAATACTCAGACTCATTGAATTAATTGTGACCAAGGGAGTCAGTCTCTCCAAGATTTTGATGCTTCTCCTTTTTATCTCCCCTTCTTTCCTAGTCTTTACCATTCCCATGGCATTT